TCGGCGGGCAGCGTTGGCGGCGGGTCTACGCCCAAGGAGGCATGAAGATGGCGAAGAGCAAGAAGGGCATGGGCTTCAAGGCTGCCCAGAGCCAGATCGCCAAGCGACAGGGGATCAGCCAGAAGCGAGCCGGGGCGATCCTGGCGGCGGGCGCCCGCAAGGCAAGCCCGGCTGCGAAGAAGGCCAACCCGAACCTGCTCAAAGTGGGCGGCGTGGGTGGGGCCAAGAAGAAGCGCAAGCGCTCCTCGCCGAGGAAGGGCGCATGAGCGGACCGGCGATGACCGTCTGTCCCGAGTGCGGCGAGCGCATGAACGCCTATGCGCTGCCGGGCCATGTCGGACGCAAGCACCCCAAGGGCAAGACAGCCAAGGCCAAGCCGCCGCCCAAGCTCAAGGGGGTCAAGTAGATGGCGAAGCGCGTCCCCAAGACGAAGGCCGGGAAGAAAGCCAAGGTCACGCAGGTCATGCACGAGTGGAAGACGGGCACGCTCCACTCGGGGAGCAAGAAGGGGCCGATCGTGCGCAACCAAAAGCAAGCGGTCGCTATCGCCTTGAGCCAGACCGGGCAGTCGAAGCGCAAGCGAGGGAGAACGAAGCGATGAGCGAGGCCCCGCCCGTAGAGTCAAACCAGCCCCTTCACCCCTTCAACGTCTACACGCTAGAGCCTGACTTCACGACCAAGAAGGAGTGGGTCGGCGGCACCTACGACAACATCAGCTCGGTCACTGTCGCCTGTGCCGCCTTCACGGCCTGGCAGAACTACTCACCCGGTGGCGACGTTCTGGTCGGCGTGTTCGACGACACCGACACCCTGATCGCCTTCATCGGCCGAGTCATCACGTAAGGAGAGAGGCCATGCCGCACCAGGAATCAGCTCCACTCAAGCCCGACGCACCTGCCGAGTCGTGGGCCAACGCTCCGACGAGCGCCAAGCCGGTACTACAGCCAGCGTCGTACAACTTCAACGAAGGGCCATTCGCGCCCGACTACTACGAGGACACCGTCCTAGAGGCAGGAGAGCCAGAGGACGACTAGCGGCCTCGTTCGCGCAAGACAGCTTCACCCACAACACGCCGAGCGAGACGGGACGCCGCCATCGCTGACAGACGGTCCGTCTCCGGGCGGTCCGCGTCAGCGACCCAGGAGGTCACTCGTGAAGGTGCTGTCCCTCATCGCCGTCGTCGTTCTTGCCAGCTCGATCCTCGCCGCCCGCTCGGCCGCAAGCGGCGCAAGGGGTGGTGCCGGGAGGGTGATCTGCGCAGTCTTCGGGCCGTACTGCTCTCAGGCCCTGCGGGTTGCCGCCTGTGAGTCGGGGATGCACACGACGGCGAGCAACGGGCAGTACCTCGGCCTCTTCCAGATGGGGAGCTACGCGAGGTCGCGCTACGGCTACGGCGAGGACGTATGGACACAGGCGTCCTCGGCGTTCCGCTACTTCGCCGACAGCGGCTTCTCGTGGGGGCCGTGGACGTGCAAGCCGTAAGCAGGAGGTGAGATGACCCAGGCGCCCAGCGTCGACCCTGAGCGCCTGGAGCGCATCCGCGAGGTCTACCGGCGCAAGAAGGGCGAGCGCGAGGCAGCGCTCGCGCACCCGGCCGGGCTGCTCGACCACGTCCAGTGCATCGACCCCAAGACGGGCGAGCGCTTCCAGTTCACCCTCAACGACCCCGAGGCTGGCTGGTACTGGCAGCGCGGCGTGCTCGATCAGTGGCGCGAGCACCCGCTCTCGATGGTGCTCAAGGCCCGCCAGATCGGGATCACCTGGCTCGCGGCCGGGTACGCGCTCTGGAAGCTCCTGACGATGCCCGGCACGCGGGCGCTGATCGTCTCGATCAACGAGGACGAGGCGATCAAGGTCGTCAACCGCCTCTTCGATATGTACGGCTCGCTCCCCGAGCACCTCCGCTTCGCGAGCGAGATCCAGAAGCCGACGCGGGGCGCACGCCCCACGACGCTGATCGAGTTCGCCTTCCCCGACGGGAGGATCTCCTCGGTCGTCGGCCTCCCCTCGACGCGCCGTGCCGGTCACGGCGAGACGGCCACGATCGTCCTGCTCGACGAGTACGCACGGCACGAGTACGCGCAGGAGTCGTGGAAGGCGCTCTTCCCGACCGCCGACAACGGCGGGCAGCTCGTCGTCATCTCGACCGCCAACGGCATCTCCAACGAGCAGACCGGCGAGGGCAACTTCTTCCACCACCTCTGGGTCAACCAGGAGACATACGGGATCGACGGCCAGTTCCTCGCCTGGGACCTGCACCCCGACCGAGACGAGGAGTGGTACTCGACCCATGCCCGAGCGCTGCCAGCGGCCGACCGCGCCGAGCAGTTCCCGCGCAACCCCGAGGACGCCTTTATCAACACGGGCGAGTGCTGGTTCGACCTGGAGGCGCTGGCCTGGTACTCCGAGCACAGCGTCCTGCAAGAGGACAAGCGGATGCGCTTCATCGTCGGCGAGTACGGCTCCAAGGCGAAGGTGCACTACGTCGACCGGGGCTGGATCCGCGTCTACGAGCGGCCCAACATCGAGCACGACTACGCGATCGGCGCCGACGTGGCGACCGGCCGGGGCCTCGACTACTCGTGCGCCTACGTGGTCGACCTCAACGAGATGAAGCTCGTCGCCGAGTTCCACGGCAAGGTCGACGCCGACGAGTACGCCGAGCAGCTCCACTACCTCGGCCGCTGGTACGGCACGGCCAGGATCGCGGTCGAGATGGGCGGCGGCTTCGGCGAGCCGGTGATCATCAGCCTCCGCGACGGGCGCAAGGGCAGGCCGCATTACCCGAAGCTCTACCGGCACACGATCGGCGACCGGCCCGACAACCACCAGCTCGTCAACTACGGCTTCCCGATGAACCAGAAGACGAGGCCGCAGGTGATCAACCAGATCGAGCAGGCGATCCGCGAGCGCACGATCCCCGCGCTCCCGCGCTCGCTGATCATGGAGTGCCGCACCTTCGTTCGCCAGCGGACGCTGCCCTCGCCCAGGGCGCAGGACGGGTCGAACGACGACCGCGTGATGGCCTTCGGCCTCGCGCTTGAGATGTACCGCCTCTATGGCACCCACGAGCGCCGCTACCGCGCTCCAGCCAAGCGCAGGCGGTCGACGACAGCCACGTATCCGTGGGAGAGGAGAGCAGTCGCATGAGTAGCCTGATGGGTGTTCTTGCCGGGCCGCACGGTCCGGGTGGTTTGCCGCTGCCGCCGCCGCATCTCGGAGGCCCGCCGCCGCCGCTGCCGCCGGACCCCGATGACGTGCCGGGTCATCCCGACGATGTCTACAACACGCCGATGCAGGCGCTCGACGTGGCCGAGCACGCGCTGCAGGCGTTCATCCGTATGGATCACGACGCGACCGACAAGGCGCAGGCCGCGAAGGCGCTCGCGGTCGTCACCGGCCTCAAGGGGTCGAACCAGAAGGACGCTCAGGCAGGCGGCGGCAAGAGCCTGATCAGGGCGCTCCAGGGAGCACCGGGATTGCCCGGACTCGGAGGCTAGGTGTCCGACACCGCTGTCCAGCCCGCACCCAACACCGATCCCTACACCCAGGTCGAGAACGCTGACGCCCTGACCCTGGTCGTCAACGCGGTGCAGAAGTGCGAGCGCGACTACCACAACGAGTTCATCCGCAAGGTCGAGAAGCGCTACCTCGCCTACCGGGGCCTGACCCAGGACTCCGAAAACTCACAGGCCAACACCGACCCGACCGAGGACTGGCGCTCGCAGATCACGACCCCGTATGTCCTGCAGACCTGCGAAGGGATGCTGGCGACGATGCTGGAGCCGCGCCCGCGCTTCGACATTCAGCCACGCCCGCGCCCCGACGAGCCACTGCAGGACGTGCTCAACCGGATCACCTCGGTCGAGGCGATCAGCGACACGCTCACCTACGCGCTCGACCGCGACGGGTTCGCGCTCAAGCAGCGGCCCTTCATGCAGCAGGACATGATCGCGGGCATCTCGGTGCTCAAGACCTACTGGCGCACCGAGACACGCGAGGTGAAGAAGCTCGCGCCCCAGTCGCTGGCGATCGTCGACGGCATGGGCCAGCAGTACGACACGCTCACCGTCTACAACGAGGCCAAGCCAGAGCCGACCCTGATCTGCGACGACGCCTGCTGCGAGGTCGTCGACGTGCGCGACTTCTTCTGGCCGGGCGTGGCGCCCAACGTGCAGAAGGCCGAGTTCCTGATCCACCGCACCTGGGAGACATACGACTCCCTGGCCCGCAAGGTCAACGACGGCTTCTACAACTACGAGAACGTCGACAAGCTCAAGCACGGGCAGTTCACCAGCTCGGTGCCCCAGACCGCCGACGTGACCAAGCGCGAGATGCGCCTGCGCCACATCGACCGCACCTTCCAGCTCATCGAGGTGCTGGAGTATTGGACGCCCGAGCGGGTGATCACGGTCGCCAACCGCGCCCAGGTCTTGAAGGACCGGCCCAACCCGCTGTGGATGGGGCGGATGCCGTTCATCGTCAGCTCGGGCATGCCCGACGCCTTCCAGATCCCCGGCCTCTCGGTCGTCGAGGCGCTCGCCCAACTGCAAGAGATGCTGTGGACGCTGCAGAACCAGCGGATTGACGTGGTGCGGATGCTCGCCAACGTCATCACGCTCGTCCGCTCCGACGTGGACGACCTGGAGAGCTTCGTCTGGGAGCCGGGCGCTCAGTGGCTGGTCGAGGATCCCGGCCAGGTCGGGCAGCTCCCCGTCGACCCGCAGGCGGCACAGATCACCCTGCAGGCCGAGGCGCTGCTCAAGGGCGACCTGCAGAACATCATGGGCGGGCTGCCGATGAACAGCGGCATCGACTCCCAGACCGTCGATCAGTCGACGGCGACCGGCGTCTCGATCATCACCACCATCGCCCAGCGGATCATCCAGGCCCGCAAGCAGCACTACCTCTGGGCCTACGCCGAGGTCGGCAAGCAGTTCCTCCAGCTCTACCAGCAGTTCCTGCGCGAGGAGCGCGTCGTCCGCATCGTCGGGCCGGTCGGCGCACAGGCGTACCGCACGATCACGCCGGTCGAGATCGAGGGCGACTACGACGTGACGATCGACGTGACCGCCGACTCGCTCATGCGCCAGGAGCGCAGGGCCGAGGCGCAGTCGCTGCTGCAGATGGCCGGGCAGCTCCAGCCGATCTTCGCCCAGTCGGGCGCCCCGCTCAACCTCAAGGCGTTCATGGACAAGACCCTCGACGCCTACAACGTCACCGACAAGGAGCGCTACTTCCTGCCGACGCCTGGCGCCGCACCGGGTGCCCCGGCAGGAGCAGGCCCCGGTCCACCAGGGCCTCCGGGTCCGCCGGGACAGGGAGGCCCGCCGGGGCCTGGCGGCTTGCCGGGCCAGCAGGGACCGCCGGGGCCGATGGGCATCACCGCGCCGACGCTCGCGGCCGGGCCGCTCTCGCCGAGCAACTCCTTCTCGATGTCGCCCGAGATGATGATGCAGCGGATGATGGCCGCAGGCGGCGGCGCCAACAACGCGAGGAGGGCCTAGGTGCCGCAGCGCCGCGTGATCAGCCTGGAAGAGCGCCGCGAGCTGCTCCTGCGCCGCTCTGACCTCGCCACGCTCACCACCCTGCACAACTGGCTCGTGCTCGGCTCGGTGATCGAAGAGGAGATCGAGCGGATCAAGAAGTCGATGATGGGGCGGATGCTCGGCCGGGGCATGACCCTAGAGGAGCAGGCGTTTGAGCGCGGCCGGATCATCGGCCTGCGAGCTGCCCGCTCGATCCCCGAGCACGCACGAGCAAAAGAGCTGACCGAGAGCAGCCCACAAGATGAGGAGGTAGCAGCCGGTGAGTAGCCAGTTCAGCGCGACCGAAGAGCTGTTGGCAGGCTGGGACGACGACGAGGTGAAGCCGACCGAGGTCGCTCAGCCGACCCTGCACGAGGCCATGAGCGAGGGTGAGCCAGCCGAGGAGGAGGAGACAGTTCCTGCCGGTCCCGGCGAGCCAGCGACCGAGCCAGCGCAAGAGGAAGGTGAGGAAGAGGCCGAAGAGGAAGACGAGGGCGAGGAGGCCGGTGAAGACGAAGGCGAAGAGGAGTCTGAGGAGGAGGGTGAGGGCGTCCGCGCCCTCACCCTTGACTCAGTCGAGGTCAGCGATGCCGAGATCCTCGCCTACCTCGCCCAGTACCAGAACGACCCCGTAAAGGCGCTCCGCGCCGCCGCCGAGCTGCGCCGGGCCTTCGGGCGTCAGGGCACCGATCTGGCAGCGGTCCGCCAGCGCGTGCAGGAGCTGGAGTACCAGGCCGCGCAGGCGCGGGCGCTGTCGGCGGGCATGACGCCCATGACCCAGGAGCAGCACGAGTGGGCCGAGGGCGCAGCCAACTCGGGCAACCCCGGCGCCTACATCGAGCAGGCGATGGGCGCAGGCGAGTTCGGCCTCGCTCGGGCCGTCTGCACCTACTGGGCACGCGAGGATCCGTTCAACGCCGGACGCGCCGGGCAGTGGATCGACGCCGCCGAGCAGCAGGCATACCAGCCCCAGATCCCGGTCGAGGCCGACACCCGCGACATCTTGGACGCGCTCAAGGCGAAGGTTCCAGGCTTCGCCGAGTGGGAGCCGCAGATGGTCGCCGTGTTCAACAACCTCGGCCCCGAGCACCACCTCGTGCAGGAGGCACGCTCCAACAACATCGACACCTCGATGCGTGCCCTGCTCAACATCTTCGAGATCGCGCAGGCGTCGAGCGCCAGCGTGCAGGAGCAGAAGACCGAGATCAAGAAGCGTGCTCGGGCTGACGCTGCTGGCGCCAGGGCTGCTGCTGCGGTAACGTCAGGAGCTAACTCGCCCGGCTCTTCATCGGAGCCACCCCGGTCGCAGCAGATCATGCCGGGCCTCACGATGGAGCAACTGGACACCGAGTTCGCAGAAGCAAGCTAGGCCACCGGGCCTCCCTCTGGAGACACCCCGCAGCCGAAGCGACATAGGTCACTTCGTTTGCAAGGGAGGACAGCCGCATGGCTGGCACGATCGTCCAGGGCAACGTCCCGACCGAAGCACAGGTCGGCCCGTCTGCCGCGACATCGTTCGCGGGCGAGCGCGTCATCGACATGGACGAGAAGATCCGGGTGCTTCGCCCGGACGAGACTCAGTTCACGACGATGACCTCTCGCACCCCGACGAGGGTCGCCACCTCGGAGAAGGTCAACTGGCTGGAAGAGGAGGACTTCCCGAGGATCATCACCAACACCTCTGCCCAGCTCGTCGGCGATACGAGCTTCCCGCTGACGGCCGGGCAGGGCAAGATCGTGATGGGCAACGACATGGTCCGCAACATGCGGACCGGCGAGATGGCTCGCATCGTCTCGGTCGCCACCGACACGGTCACCGTGGCTCGCGGGATCGGCAACCTTCCCGCCGCCGCGATCAACGCAGGCGATGCGTGGCTGGTCACAGGTGACGCGCAGCCGCAGGGGTCGGACTTCCCGACGCCTCGCTACCTCGCTCGTGTGCTCGGGTTCAACTACACCCAGATCACGCGCACGACGTGGGGCTTCACCCGCACCGACACGCAGATCAACAAGTACGGGGGCAAGGAGCCTGCCAAGGAGGCCAAGCGCAAGGCACGCGAGCACAAGAAGAAGTGGGAAGCGATCGGCTTCTTCGGTGCCCGCTCCTTCGCCGCCGCCGTCCCGCCCGAGAACAACCCGCGTGGCACCGCTGGCGGTCTGGTCGAGTTCATCCAGACCAACAAGCTCGGTGCAGGCGGGACGCTCTCGCCGACGTTCTTCGACTCGTTCGTCGCAAGCTGCATGGCAGTCGGTGGAACCAACAAGGTGATCTTCGCCGCACCGGCAGCCGTCATGTGCATGTCGAACTGGAACAGGACCGGCATGGGCGCTCAGTGGGATCCGGGCGGCTTCGGCAACAGCCGGGACGTGTACGGCGTGCATGTCGACGCCTTCATCTCCGGTGCCTACGGCTACCAGATCCCCGTCGTCGTCAAGAAGGAGTGGTCGGAGTTCCCGGTGTCGGGCTACGGCGGCTACCTCTTCCTCGTCGACATGGACTACGTCGAGCGGCGCCCGCTGCAGGACGCCGACACGAAGCTGCTGACAGACCGCCAGCCCGCTGGCAAGGACTCGTACAACGCCGAATACATGACCGAGGCGACCTACGAGATCGCGCACGAGCGGACGCACGGACTGATCTACGGCATCACGGCTCCTCCGTGATCGGAGGCTGACTTGGGAGCCGTGGCCCGGCTGTCACGGCTCCCAACTCCGAAGGAGGAGCATGCGCTTCATCTCCAAGTACGCGAAGTACGCACTGCAGGTGCGTCCCCAGGTCGTCGAGGCATACGCGACCGGCGCGACCAAGATCATCCAGCCCCAGCTCGTCGCCGCCTTCTCGGTCGGCGCTGCGACCGGCGAAGAGCGGGCGCTCGCCCGCCAGGTGTTCGCCTTCAACGGCTTCTACCAGGAGGAAGACCTCGTCACGGTCGTCCCCCCCGACTACCGCATCAGCGCCTTCGACTCGCGGGTCGCTCAGGCCGAGAACGGCTGGAACGACGAGGAGCGCGAGTTGGTCGAGCAGACGCTCACCCGCGAGGCCGAGATGCTGCCGCAGGACCTCTACAGGATCGAGGCGCCTCGCGCCACGCCGCCGTGGCCCGCCTACGACGAGTTCAAGGGCACGCGCAACGCCCTGATCAAGAAGATCGAGGAGGACGGCTTCGGCTTCGATCTCGTGCTCGCCTACGAGTGCGAGAACCAGAACCGCCCCGAGATCGTCGCCGCTCTGGAGCAGGCAGCCGATCTGCAGAGCGAGGGCCTGATGGCCCGCGAGCAGATGCTGCCGATCGAGGAGGAGCTTGTCGGTTGAGCGCTGGCGGCGCTGGACGCCGCCCCTGCTGATCGAGGAGGTCGTCGACGAACAGTCGATCTGGCTGCCGGGCGGACGCCTGGTCGCTCAGCCTCGCTTCACCTGGCCCGCCGAGGTGATCGAGCGGATGCGGGCGGGCTATCAGTGCGTCAACTGCCTGGAGCCACAGGAGCACGCCTGGCCGCTGCGTTGCTCGCTCTGCGGCTACCCGATGCGGATCGAGCAGGCGAGCTACTTCGCTCGTGAGTTCGCGGGCGAGATCGTCCTCGGGCAGCGCGACTGGGACGAGGAGCTGGACGGCCTGGAAGAGCGTCGACGCAAGCAAGAGGAGGCTGAGCCATGAACCATCAGTGGATGGCCGCAGGTGGTGGTGGGGCGATCCTCGCCAACCTCTGGACCGGCGAGCCGATGACGGTCGCGCTTCTGGCGCCCGGCTTCGTGCCCAACTACGACACCCAGAAGGTCTGGGCCGACATCGCCGCCAGCGAGGTCGCAGCAGGCAGCGGCTACGCGGCGGGCGGCGTCCTGCTCGCGGGCAAGTCGGCGCCCTACGACGCGACCAACAACCTCTACAACCTGATCGCGGGCAACGTCACCTGGGGGCCAGCAGCCACCTTCAACGCCGCCTTCGCAGTCGTCTACGACAACAGCGGCACAAAGCCGCTCTGGAGCATGGTCGACTTCGGCGGGACGAAGTCCGTCGCCAACGGCCAGTTTGCGATCAACTGGGCCGCAGCCGGGCTGCTCTCCGTCGCTGCGATCTAGGCGATGGCCCACACCGATGCTGTAACCGGCATCGCCGTAACCGGCGAGACGATCACCGGCACCTGGTGGGCAGAACCGGCTGAGGCGACTCTCGACCTCGGCGCCTACGTGCCGGGCGTCTCGATCGTCTCTGGCAGTAGTACCGAGGTCGACCCACCGCAAGGCGAGCTGCAACTTGCCGCCTCACTGCCCACCGTGGTTGTGATCGAGAGCGTCACGATCGCGGCCCCGCAGGCAGCACTACAGCTCGCGGCCACCTCGCCGACGGGTCTGACGATCAGCTCGACGATGTTGCCGCCAGAGGCCCAACTGCACTTGCTTGCAGGCCCGACGACGATCACCTTCGTCGGCCAGGTCTGGCTGCACGAGTTCACCTGCATCGAGGACGACCTAGCGCCAGCGCCCGACCCGGTCGTCCTCGATCTTGTCCCATCGACCTGTCGCTAGGAGGACAGATGGCCGCACCGATCACCACGCCCAACGGGATGCAGTCGGGCACCGACTCGACCGAGCTGACCTACAGGCCCGGCTACAACCAGGTCTGGGAGCAGAACGGGACCGCCCGCACGGCGGGCTACATCGACGAGTCGATCAACTCCGACAGCTTCTTCACCTGGAAATACAACCGCTCCCAGGACAACAAGAACAACCACAACTACGGCCCATAAGGAGGGCGAATGTCAAGCGTTCAAGGAGAGAGGAAGCTGAGTCTGCCGACCGGCGACCCAGAGTCCGGCTACGCCTCGCACGACCGCAGCCCGGTCTTCGGCACGGGCACCGTGCCCGACGACGAGCAGGAGATTTACGACGCTCGCACCCAGGCCGACGAGGACGAGCGCAAGGCGGTCGAGGACTCAGAGCACGAGATCGCCACCCAGCGTGCGTCAGAGGCCGAGGCAGAGGAGGCAGCCGTCGAGGCCAAGATGGCGACCAAGAGCACGAAGGCCAGCACTTCCAGCACGTCGAGCAGCGGATCCTCCAGCGGCTCCTAACTGCTCCTCGGCCCGGCGTGGGGCTTGGAGAACGCCTCCTCCCGGCCCCGCGTCGAGGCGCATCTCAAGGAGGCGAACATGAGCAAGTGGTACGAGACTCCCTACAAGGGTGGGCCAATGATCGGCCTGCCCGGCTTCCCCAGGCCGCTCTATCCGCCTGACGCCGCCGCGAGCGGCAAGACGCCGTCGGTCAAGGGCAAGGACGTGCAGGCGTATAAGCGTGTCGTCTGGCGGCTCGGGCGCTGGCCCGGCCCGGCGTCGGGCTTCGACAACGCCTTCTCCAACAACTTCTCTCACGGCAAGGGCGGCAACGTCATCGACACCGGCATGGCCGGGATGCAGCGCCAGGCCAAGATCGACGACACCGGCTGGGTCGGGCAAAAGACCTTCAACTTCATGCGCAGCGTGCTCATCCCCGAGGGCTGCCCCGGCCCCGGCAAGCCGGGTGACTACGCGATGGACGCCTACGCCCAGAGCTTGCTCGTCGACGCCTGGGAGGAGTTCAAGGGCAAGGAGCCTGCGCCACCAGCTCCGACCGGCACGATCCGTGCGACCGCGCTCAAGCGAGCCACTGCCGAGGTGGGCACGAAGGAGTCGCCGCCCAACTCCAACCGGACCAAGTACGGCCAGTGGTACGGCATGGACGGCAGCCCCTGGTGCGCGATGTTCACGACCTGGGCCTACTGCCACGGCGCCGACGACCTCAAGATGACGAGCAAGTCGATGGTCAAGGGCAAGACCTACGCCTACTGCCCCTACATCGTCAGCGATGCCCGCGCAGGTCGCAACGGCCTCACGGTGACCTCCAACCCGATCGCGGGCGATCTCGTCGTCTACGACTGGGGCTACGACGGCACCTTCGACCACGTCGGCCTCTTCGACTCCTGGGTGCCAGGCTCGTCGACGACCTTCAACGCGGTCGAGGGCAACACCTCCCAGGGCAACGACTCCGACGGCGGGCAGGTCATGCGCCGCCAGCGCTCGACCACCGGCCAGTCGACCGTGTTCGTGAGGGTCGCCGAATGAGGGGCCAGACCACCCAGATGACCTTCCTGATCCTGCTCGGCGTGATCGCGCTCGCCGGGATCGTCGCGGGCTGCGTACTCGCCGCCACGGGCTACTCGTCGGCCGGGCCGTTCGCGATCGCCTCGGCTTGCGTCGGTGTGCTCGGCACGCTCGCCGTCGAGAACTACCGCGAGAACCATCCGAGCGAACCGGCCGAGTGATCGCGAACGTCCGCTTCGACATTGGCTGGGAGGCGCTGATCGCGATCGTCGTCCTGGTCTTCGCGCTGACCGTGCTCGGGATCGTCGCGCTCACCCGCGAGCTACGCGAGCACCACCTGCGCATCGGCTTCTTCGTCGAGCGCGGCGACGAACTGAGCGAGCCATACGAGGAGGAGAGGCATGAACCTGGGCCAGATGCGCGGGCAGGTCACTAGCTGGCTCGGCCTGCAGGACATCACGAGCTACGACGAGAACCAGCTCACCGAGGACAAGCTCTACCAGGGCACGCTCGACGTGCTCAGCCGCACCCGTTGCGTCGTGCGCTGCGTGCAGCTCAACGTCAGCGCAGACGTAGACGAGTACCTCCTCGACCAAAACATCATGGCGCTCGTCGACGTGAACGACGGCCTCTACCGCCGCTACCGGCGCGACCAGGCCGAGACGTTCGCCGAGCAAGGCACGACCCAGCCCGCCCAGTATTACGGCCCGGCCACGCCGATCCAGCCCAACGTCGGCTTCGTCCTCATCCGCTCCGACCTCCTGCGAGTCGTGCCCCCTCCGAGCGAGGACGGCAGCGTCCAGGTCTGGGGCGTGATGAAGCCGCAGCAGATGTCGCAGGACACCGACTCGCCCAGCGATGAGGCTTTCGGCGCGATCCCCGAGGAGTGGCACGACGCGATCGTCAGCTACGCGATGTGGAAGCTCGCCGACTACGCCGACGACGGCGCCACCCAGGGCGGCGAGTATTACCGTGTCCTCTACGAGGGCGAGGACGGGCGCGGCGGCAGGCTCGCCCAGATCCGCATCGGCGTCAACAAGCGCGGCACCGCTCGCGGGCCTCGCGCCCGTGTCCGGCTGAGGACGCCGAGCGCCTCCGGGGACTTCACCTAGTGGCTGCTCCCGTCTCGATCCTGCGCGGCGCTCGGGCGATGTCCCGCGACCAGGCCCGCGAGGTACTGCCGCCCGGCTACCTATGGGACGTGGTCGACTGGGTGCCGCAGATGATCGACTCGCTCCTCACAAGCAGGGGCGGTTGGATCTGGGGGTCGGCTGCGGGCGCCTCGGCCGACTTCAACTCGGGCATCCTCGCGCCCTACACGAGCGGTGAGCAGAACCTCGGCAACGCGGGCGGGACCCTGTACGGCATCAGCAATACGCCGCCCTATCCGCTGACCAACCGGGGGGCAGTTCCGGCGACTGTCAAGCAGAACCCCGTCATGCTCTTCGACCAGGTCGTGTGGCTCGACGGCGCAGGCGCCTCGACGCCGACCATCGTCGCGCCCAGCGGCGCACCCGCCCCGATCGCCGCCGCCAACGCTCCCAAGGCCACGCTCGGAACGATCTGGGGCGAGTACCTCGTCGTCGCCAACCAGCCCGGCCACGAGGACACCGTCTACTGGGCACCCCCCGACGACGCGACCCAGCCCTGGGACCCCAACGCCTTCTGGCGCACGACCGGCCAGGTCACGGGACTCGCCGGTCTGCGCACGATCATCCTCGTCTTTCACGCCTCCTCGATCGAGCGCCTGCGCGGCTCACGCCCACCGGCCGGGACCGACAAGGGCGACATGATCTTGGAGCCGCTCTTTCAGCAGGTCGGGACGACCGAGGCGAAGACGATCGCCTACTGGCAGGAGAACGTGCTCTTCGCCGACGAGCACGGCGTGCACATCACCGACGGCGCCGTCCTGCGCAACCTGATCCAGCAGGGGTCGATGGCGACCTACTGGCGCGGCCTCTACAACCACAAGACCTCGATCTCGGCGACGGTCTTCCTCGACTACTACGTCGTTTCGATCATCCGCGACGACGGCCTCACCGACTGTCTCGTCTGCGACCTCAACGCGAGGCAATGGTTCCGCTTCTCCAACATCGCCGCCGTCTCGATGTGGGCCTCGGGCGGCACCGTCGGGATGGAGCGCTTCTGGGGCGGCATCCAGGGCACCGACCGGCTCGCCCGCTTCTCCTCCTGCTTTTTCCCGATCGTGAGCAACACGCCCGCCCAGGATGCCAACGGCGTCAACGTGCTGCCCTATCTGGAGACGGGCTGGTACAGGCTTGCCCCCGAAGGTCGCAAGCGGATCAGGTTCGCCTATCTCTCCTACGACGCCCGCGTCAGCGCGGCGAGTCCTGACCCGCTGCAGCTCTCCTACATTCTCGGGCCAGCCGACACGAACTGGATGACCGCCGGGACGCTGCCGATCACGAGCGACTACAGCCGTTTCCGGCTGCCGGTTGGCAAGGCCCCCTACGGGATCGCCTTCCGTCTCCAGCAGCTCCAGCCGACCGACGTGACTCGTGTTAGCGATCTCGCCGTCGAGGTGCACCCGATCGACAGGGGTCGCGTATGAGCGAGTTCTCGCTCGGACTTGCCGACCCTCGCTCCGACAGCAGGCCGCTCAACGAGCAAGAGCAGGCGCTGATGCAACGCATGTTCAGCGACCCGCTCTCGATCCCGATGGAGTTCCGCACCTGGCTGGTCAACTGGCTTGAGATCAGCGACATCAAGCTGCCGATGAACGCGGTCATTGGACTGACCACCACGCTCGGCCTCGACCCTGGCATGTCAGGAGCGCTCGGGATGCTCTCGACCGGGAGCTGCATCCTCTTCGCAGGCACGACGCTGCCTACCGGCACGCTGCTCGCCGACGGGTCGCTCTACAACGTGAGCGCCTACCCGGAGCTGGCGAAGGTGCTCGGAGCCACGGGCAGCACGTTCAACGTCCCGAACATTCCCGCGCCCGTCGCCGGGACCAAGTGGGTGATCGTCACATGAGGGAGGTCAGATGCCAGTCCTAATGGGAGGCGGCGCCAACGCCTACAAGCCCATCGCGCCGATCGTCAAGCCCCCTCGGCAGGGAATCGGCTCTGCCATCGGCGGCGTTCCCGTCGGCACCGTCTCGCCATCGGCCTCGCTCGGCGGGGCGATCGGTGCGGCGCCCAAGCCCTCGACGGGCACGACGACCACGACGACGATCACGCCCAACCAGGTCTACGAGTCCGACATCTTGAACGACCCCGGCTCGGTCGCCGCCCTGGGGACGTTCAACGCTCAGACCAACCAGCTCGCCGCCGCTCGCGCCGACGCGATCCAGCGGGCGATCATCAGCTCGGGCTACACGCCCGACATGAGCGGCGGCACGCTCTCGGGCTACGCCGGGGACGTGACGCCCCAGACGCTCGCCTCTGCCGCCGCCAACCCGATGAGCCAGCAGGCGCAGCTCAACCTCCAGCTCCAGCAGGCCAACCAGAACCTGCCCTACGACCTGGCCGCAGGCGGCGCCGGACGCTCGGGCGCGGCAGCGATCGAGTCGGGCAACCTGCAGCGCCAGTACCAGACGAGCCAGTACCAGGGCATGCAAGACCTGCTCAACTCGATCTACGGCACCGTCGGCAACTACGCGACCAACTACAACATGGCCGTCAACAACCTCGACGCCGCTCGCGCCGCTGTCGCGCAACGGCTCGCGCAGACAGCCGGGTACTCGCAGTCGATCACGACCGACGACGGCAGCGGCGGCACCGACACGAGCGGCGGGATCCCTGGCTACGGCGTCCCCAGCGGCCAGACCGTCTACGGCAACTACGCCGGGTCCCCCGCCTACATGACCTCACCGAGCACTCAGGCAGCCGTCCAGCGAGCGATCAACGCTGTCGGCTCCAAGCCCCCGGCCAACATCTACCAGACGATCCGCAACATGAGGATGGGATGAGATGGCGCTCGTAGCGACCGACGCTGCAGCCAAGCCAGCGATGGTCAGGGTCGGAAGCGCGGTCGGCACGGGCGGCGCTGGACTGGGCGGCGCAGGCGGACTCGGTGGCTCGGTCATGGGTGGCCTGCCTGGCACGACCCAGCCCGGCATGACCGGCTACATCTCCAACGCCTACGGCACCCCCGACTTCACCGCGCTCGTCCAGCCGCAGTGGAACGTCGCCACGCCCTACGACGCGATGATCCAGCAGGCGAAGGGCTACCTCTACACGCCCCAGCAGCTTCGCGGCATCGCAGGCCAGCAGACCAACGCCCAGACCAACGCCCAGCTCGGCGCGATCAACGCCTCCTACGCGCAGCAGCTCGCCTACCTGGGAGCGATGCAGAACCGCAGCGCGGGTCTTGCGCAGGCACTTGGCGACTTCGGCCCTGGCTACGCCTCGGCCGTCCAGAACATCTACGACAACGCCGCGCAGACGATGGCCGCTGTCGGTCCCGGTGTCGTCGCTCAGGGCCAGCAGCAGATGCAGGGCAACCTCGACGCCGCCAAGGCAGCCGTCGCCGCCAAGACGGGTGGGCAGGGGCAGGTCACGACCTACAACCCGACCGACATCGCCAACACCCTCTCGACGACCGGCGTGCAGATGCCCGGCAACGCGCTCGCGCTCTCCGGTGCCAACGCTGCCCAGCTCTCGCTCTGGGGCGCGAACGCCGACAAGGCGCAGATGCAGAACATCGTCGACTACTACAACCAGCAGCAGACCCAGGCCCTGCAGCAGCGCACCGCTGACCGCGCCCAGATCATCGCCCAGCGGCCCGAAATCTTCCAGAACGCCCTGGAGGCTCAGCGCCAGGACAACTACCAGACCCAGAACCGGATCGACAACCTCGTCGGCCAGGCGACCAACTACGTGATCCAGCGCAACCAGATCAGGATGCAGCAGGCTCAGAACCTGACCGAGTGGGGCCTCGCGCAGATGACGGCCACCCACATCAGCCCGTGGACGCACCAGCCGGTCGGCGGCTACGTCTGGGCGCCCGGCTCGCACAAGACCGTCGCCGTCCCCTACACGGCAGTCACCCAGGCCCAGCACTGGCAGGACCAAAACACCTACTGGCAGGGCCGGATCCAGTCCTACAACCAGAACTACAACCTGCAGCAGCGCAAGCTCAACATGCAGGCCGCGACGGCGAACAACCCCGGCAAGTTCGACAAGAACATGAGCACTGCCGTCGGCTACATCAGCGACAGCTTCGGGCGCCCGATCATGCGGAGCAAGGACGGGCAGCCGCAGCCGTACAAGTCGCCGACGGCGTCGGCCAAGCCGATGTCCTCGCTCGACCAGCTCAAGATTCAGGGCACGCTCGGCAACGTCGCCGAGTCGTTCAAGAACGGCGCCCACGACCCGAAGACCGGCGTCCAGACTCAGGCGCCGATCGACATCATGTCCGCGATCCAGAAGATGTCGGCGCTCGGGTACTTCACAAACCCGCAGATCCGCAACTGGGCCTTCAACGCGCTGGGATCGGCCTACGGCTACACCGTGCCGCAGGTCCAGCAGATCGCCTCGGGGGTCGACCCGGCCACCGGAGGCGCCTACGGCGCAGGCCCGACCGGCTCGGCGACCGGCTACGGCCCCTACCAGACGACGACGACCCCGGCAGGGGCGGGCGCAGGGAGCAGCGGCAACATCAGCCAGCCGATCCACAAGGCGATCACGAGCACGATCCCGAACGCGATCGGTCAGCAGGCCGGTGACATCGCCAGCAGGATCTGGAAGGGCTGGCAGGGCATCGGGCTGTGAGCAGTCTCGGATTCAGCGTCGGCGGCAGCGGCTCGACCGGCTTCACGATCGGAGGCGGGGGAGGGTCGAGCGTCGTCGGCCCGGCCGTCAAGAAGGGGCCGAGCTTCTTCGGCCAGCTCGCGCACGATGTCGTCGCCGTCCCCGAGCACCTGCTCTCGGACGTGGGCAACGCGGCGGTCAACTTCTTCCCCGGCATGTACGACCTCGGCAAGACGGCGCTGCTCAAGCCGCAGGATCTGCCCAAGTACGCCTCGGCCGTCGTCAAGCAGTACGAGGACTACTACGGCCACGACGTGCTCAACCACATCTACCAGCACCCCCTGCAGCCTCTGCTTGACGGCCTCACACTCGTCTCGGGCGGGCTTGGCGCTGCGGCCAAGGTCGGCGAGATCGGCGACATCGCCTCGCTCGCCCGGCTCGGCGAGCGGGCCTCGCTGATCACGCGCTCGCCCGAGGCGATCAGGACCGGGATCGGGCCGACGATCGAGCGGCTCAGCTCCGACAAGCCGATCGTCAAGCTGCGCCAGCTCGCCACCCAGCGCGTCCGCCAGTCGCTCGACGAGTTCGCCCGCTCGCGCAGCCGCACCGGGCAGTTCGGCCCGATCGGGCAACTGGAGACGCGGGCCTACGGCAAGGCGCTCGGGCACCAGGCGATCCAACAGGCCCTCGCCGACGCCCACCCGATCAGGCCCTACGAGAAGGCGTGGAGGAAGCTGAGCACGAACGAGAAGATTGCGCTCTCGGCCCGCTCGATGGACATTCACCCGACCAACCTCAAGGAGTTCTGGCAGGGGACGAAAAACGGCGAGGAGCTGACGCCCGAGGTGCAGGCGCTGATGCTCAAGCCGAGCGAGAAGATGCTCGCTGCAGAGGGCCAGGCCCGCATGCTCTCCGACACGGGCGCCGAGTACCTCAAGCGTCAGGGATCGCTGAGCGTCGAGTCCGAGCTGGACCGGCCCGGCCGCTTCAAGGATCAGGTCGCCGCCTTCCTCGGGCACCCGATCGAGGACATTCACGGCGACCCCTACTACCTGCCGCACACGACCGAGTCGACCTTCCGGCGTGGCTCGCACCCGATGGATCAGGTCGGCGGCGGCAAGGCCGAGCCGAGGCTGCCCGGCTCCACCAAGCGCAACCTCGGGACGCTCTTCTCACAGGGCAAGCTCGACCTCGCCAACGACGTGCTCGGCCCCGAGTTCCTGCGCCGGGTCAAGTGGCTCAAGTTCTGGGGCATCCACCAGGGCCTCAAGAACGGCGCCGTGCGCATGACCTGGGACGAGCTGCACGCGATGCACCCGAGCGGCATGGCCCCGGCGGGCTACGACTTCCTGCGCACGAGCACGGTCGTCCACGACTCCGACCGTGTGCGCGTCCTCCTGCGCAAGGCCGAGCAGACCAACCGGCGCCGCCCCAACTTCGACAACGCCCAGCGCGTGCAGGACCTGGAGCGCGAGCTGCACCTCTACCAGAGCGGCGTCAAGGCCGATCGCGCCAAGATCGGCAAGCAGCGGCTGCCGTTCTCGATCCGAGGCGAGGGCACGCACCCGATGCGCGGCTACGCCGACATGATCCGCGATCCCGAGGATCTGCACGACTCCGCGCTCAGCGAGGGCTTCACGACCAAGGACATCGCCCACGCCGCCACCGACGAGGCAGGCCGCTACTTCCTCGTGCCCAAGGCGATGAGCAAGGCGGCGACCGGCGAGTTCACCCGGATGAGCACGCCGCTCTACTGGATGACCCGCTACCCGCTCAAGTTCTGGCGCTCGCTCCTGCTCGGCGCTCGGCCCGCCTTCCTCGTCAACAACCTGGTCGGCAACGGCCTCATGTATGGGATGAAGATCGGCGGCAAGGGCGCGATCCGCGACCTGCTGATGGCGATGCGCGAGAGCGGCGTGCCCGACCAGACGCTGCACAAGCTCATCGACGACCACTCGACGCCTGCCGACATGCGCGAGGCGCTGCACGCCGAGCTGGCGACGACGCCTCACGGCCTGACCGAGGCCCGGCCCGAGGCCAACATCGCCCGCCGCGAAGGGCCGATCCCGGTCACCGGCTCGCGACTCGCCACGCCCTACACGCCCGACTTCTACCGCCAGTTCTTCCCCGAGCAGATGTCGGGGACGATGGGCCTCACCCAGTCGCCCTCGACTGAGGGCCTCCTGCGCGGCGCCACGAGCAAGGCCGGGCAGGGCTTTCAGAAGGCGACGGGTGCGCTCCCGTCCTTCACGAGCAAGGTCGCCGAGGAGGGCTTCCGCCGAGGGCTGATCCGCAACTTCATCCGCAACAGCCCCGAGTTCAAGGCCACCTACCGGCAGATGCCTGCCGATACGCGCACCTTCACGAGCGCCGCTCGCAAGCTCCTGACCGGCCAGGGCGGGGCCGAGTACCAGCGGCTGATCAGCGAGCAGGTCGACCGCTCGCTCGGCAACTACACCCACCTCAACCCGATCGAGCGCAACGTGATGCGCAACATCTTCCCCTTCTACGCCTGGTACAGGGCGATCCTCTCGACCACGATCCATCTCGGCCTCGACAACCCCCTCCGCGCCCAGTTCCTCTACCGCCTGGGAGCGATCGGCGCCGAGACGGCAGCCAGACAGGCAGGCGTGCTTCCGCTCCCGAGCTACCTCCAGGGCGCGATCCCGCTCGGCGCGGGACCCGGCGGCACGCAGCGCATCTTCGCCACCCAGTCGATCAACCCGTGGGGCACGCTGCAGCAGCTCGGGCGCGGCACGACGACTGACCTCTCCTCGCTCGGCCTCAACCCGTTCATCCAGGGAGCGCTCGACTCGTTCAAGAAGCTCTCCTCGGCGCCGGGCGGCACGACCAAGGCCGTCACCCTGCAGGCGCTTGTCACCACCATGCTCAGCTCGACGATCAAGGGCCTGCCGCCGATGAGCCTGATCGAGCCTGCAGGCAAGTCGAAGCTCTACCCGAACCGCAACCTCGGCACGGCGCTGGAGGCGTGGGCCGGTGCGCCGATCAAGGAGGTCAACCCCGTGATCGCAGCTCAGTACGCGGCGGCAGGGCAGTAGCGTGGCGCCCAACGACAAGCCCCTGCCGAGGGGGATGACGCCGCTGCCGACCACGGGCGTCGGCTGGAACAGCCGGACGCTCCAAGACTGGCTCATCTTCGGCGGCGGGCAGACCAAGGGCAAGGGTCGCGCCTCGGTCGAGGGCAGTGACCCCCGCAACGAGGCATCCGAGCCAGAGCTGGTCGGCTTCGACGAGCACGACATGCCGATCTTCAAGGAGGGCAAGCAGATCGGGGCGCCAGTGGTCGTCACCGGGCACACGGGCGAGCCGGGCGACACCTCGCTGATCCACATTCCCGAGCTGGAGGGCCACGGCTCCGACGAGCCAGCCGACGAGCCGCTCAAGGGCGGCACGACCAAGCCGATCAGCGCCGACGAGCTGGTGGCCCTGATCGAGGGCATCTACGGGACCAAGGGCGCGATCCGCAACCAGACGGCCGACCCGTTCGGCGCCGCGCTCGGGCTGCACATCACGACGCCCCTTCCGACTCCAGGCCCGCTCGGGCACGTCACGACGCCCGGCCCGATGCCCGTGAGCGGGCACTCGACGCCCGTCTCGATCGGCCTACCAGGAGGGATGATGATCGACGTTCCGACCTCTGGCCTGCCGGGCGGACTCGGCGCCCGCCGAGGAACGACGTTCACGCCTGTCCAGATCGGTCAGCTTCTTCTGCACGCAGCGGTCGCACACGCGACGACTCAGGGCCTCGGGAGCTTGAAGGCGTAATGGCTGTCCCGACCCTCCCCGGCTGGCAGGACCAGATCCTGCAGGGCGTCGGCGCCCCGAGCACGCCGCAGAACATGCAGCTTATGAACGCCTGGGCGCAGGCCGAAGGCGGCGGCGCGAGCAACAACCCCTTCAACACGACCCAGATGGCGCCGGGTGCCACGGCCTACAACTCGGCGGGCGTGCGCAACTTCACTACGCCGCAGCAGGGCATCCAGGCGACGATCGACACGCTCCAGAACGGCTACTACCCCGACATTCTCAGCTCGCTGCGCAGCGGCGGCTCGGCGATGGCGACCGCGCAGGCGATCGCTAACTCGCCCTGGGGCACCGGCCGGGGCGTGCTCAACGTGCTCGGCGGCTCGCAAGGCTCAGCAGCCCCTTCCCCAAGCCCAACGATGTCGCCGAGCACCTCCTCGCTCCCAC